GACAGCACCATCAAGAAAGCCGACCTACCCCTCTACGGCTGGGACGCCAATCCCTGGGTCTGGGTCATTGAGTTCGAGCGGTGCGAGAGGTCAAAGAAGGTGTGATCATGAGCGGATGGATCAGCGCGGAAGACAGGATGCCGGAGAAGTCTGGACGGTATCTCGTTTATACGGAAAGTGGAAGCTGTTTCGATGCGGGATACGATGAGAACATCGACGATGGGTGCCCATTTGGAGAATGGGTCGAGCAATTTGACTCATATACGCTTGGAAGCCTTGGCTCTGACTGGACGCCATATTGTGAAATTACCCACTGGATGCCGCTACCCGACCCGCCGGAGGGGGCACAGCCATGAAGAGGCCCAGAAACCCGTATAAAAAGGGTTATCTGTGTTGGTCCTTGATGGAGGGCGGACTTCAAGGGGAATTCGACGGGCTTCCCGGATGGGATGATTTGACGGTATCGCAAATCGCAGAAATATTCGGTAAACCTCCAACGACCATCAGCAGCATGTTGTGGGTCATCGAGCGAGACACGGGGTATCGGGTGCCACGGGCCATGGGAAAACCAGGGAGGAAGAAGGAGTATGACTATGAATAAGCAGCACTATTCCTGGTGGCCGTACATAAGAGGCATCTAAGGAAGGAGCAAGCAGATGGGGGAAAGCGAGTTTCCAAAACGGCTGAAAAAACTGAGGGAACGGCAACGCCGGAAACAGTATGTCGTATCGGAGTTGTGCGGACTAAATCGGAGTACGATTAGGAGATATGAACGGGGAGAGATGGAACCATCTGCAAAAGCGCTTGAAGCTATAGCGGACTATTTTGAGGTATCGGTTGATTATCTGCTGGGACGAACCGATAATCCAAAAATGAATCAATAATCTTTCATCATCCCATCAAATTACTTTTCAAATTGTGCGTATACGCACAAAACGGATGTGGACTAGTGCGATAATAGGAGCGTGGAGGGCTTGCCCACCTCCACTCCTTCTCCCTCCTCCTTCCCCAAGGGGCGGTGGGCTAGACCTGCCGCCCCGGAGATATGCCGCTGTAGCTCAGTTGGTAGAGCGGCCCTGCAATCTCCCTGCGACATACTGCGGGTTCTTTGCAATAGGGCGTCAAGATTCGTAGACCCGCCATGGGCAGGTCAGTTTCGGGGCCGGTTCGAGTCCGGCCAGCGGCCCCAGCCACATTGTGGCGTTATGTAAGGAGGTGCAGCAGACAATGTATATTTTTGCGGCTTTGCTTATCTGCTGTTCCTTGCCGCGTTTTATCAGCATGACCCCGCTGGTATGCGGCGAAAACCTGACCAGCTCTGGGCCGCAGGAAAACACCGGGGAAAGCCGGGCTGATTTGCGCCTGCCGTGGTATACTTCTGGGTTTGAGTAGCTACGGCGGATATGGGGTCAAAAATCATGTGTTCTCAAATTGTAAACCCCTTAACGGGGATTGTGCGGTGGCGGAACAGGTAGACGCAGAGAAATGTTTGGAAAGCCCCGTAGTTAAAGACTGATTGGCAGTAAGGGGCACGCGGTTCAAACCCCACTAATCCGGGCAGATATCGGCCCATGTGAGGTGCAAATCCTCACCCGCACAACATACGCGGCCCGCAGATTAGCCGGGGCAGCACCGGCAGGCCGCACCACCCCGTGTATCACAATGGTCTAGGTGCCTCTCGGCGAGAGAGCGGCTTGCAACGCAGCACGGGGATTTAGGACTAAATGGGGGTCGGAGAGCGGTGGACAAACAATATGATTCTCTTCCTCAAAAGGTTCAATCCGAAATCACAAGAGAAATGTGGGACGGCTTGCTGAAGCTAAAAACCAGACTAAAGGGAAAAGGATGGACCAAGCTGAAACCTAACTGGGAGCTCTCAACGAAAGAAGTTGTTGTAATTGAGGCTGTTTCTCCGCCGCCGTCCAATCACAAGCACTGGTTTCAAGTTGAAAGAGGCGGCGAAATAACTCCTCGAATTACTTACATGGGGCGCAAATGATTAGCCGCAAACGGATTTGACGGAGAGGTGGTGGCGGTGGCCCGCGGAAAGTTTGAATACTGGCTGACTGAGGATGGGCTGACGCTGCTTGAGGGCTGGGCCAGAGATGGGCTGACTGACGAACAGGTGGCCCACAATATGGGGATAAACCCGGCCACTCTATACCGATACAAGAACGATTTCCCTAAGATTTGCGAGGCCCTAAAAAAGGGAAAGGAAGTCGTGGACATCCAGGTGGAAAACGCTTTGCTCAAACGGGCGCTTGGATACGACTATCAGGAAGAGCGCATCGAAAAGTCGGAGAAGGATGGCACAAAAATCATTCAGACCTTGAAGCACATCCCGCCTGACACCACCGCTCAAATATTCTGGCTGAAGAACCGCCGCCCTGATAAGTGGCGGGATAAGCCGGATGTTCCTGGCGATTCGGACGCGCTCAAAAAGGCACGCGCAATTTTGGAGGATATCGAAAGTGCCATTGACTGAAAAGCAGCGAGAATTTTTATCGAACTGCAATCACCGCTGGAACGTGAAGACCGGCGCAACGGGAAGCGGCAAGAGCTTTGTGGACTACTCCGCCGTCATACCAAAACGAATCGAGGCCGCGCGTGGCGAGGGCCTTCTGGTACTCATCGGGAACACTCGCGGGACGCTGGAGCGTAACATTTTGGAGCCGATGCGCTCCATTTGGTCTGAAAAGCTGGTTGGCAATATCCGCAGCGACAACACCGTGACCCTGTTTGGCAAAAAAGTGTACGCCCTTGGGGCGGACAACAAGAAGCACGTATCCAGGATCCAGGGTGCGACATTCGAGTACGTCTACGGGGATGAGATAACAACCTGGTCAGAAGAAGTGTTCCAGATGCTCAAAAGCCGTCTACGCTGCGAGCACTCGCGCTTTGACGGAACGTGTAACCCGGATAACCCGCATCATTGGTTCAAAACATTTTTGGACAGCGATGCCGATATTTACCAGCAAAGCTATGTGATAGACGATGGCGTACTCCCTGCCAATATCGTATCGGAAATCAAACGGGAATACGCCGGGACCGTGTACTATAACCGCTTTGTTCTCGGCCAGTGGGCGGCGGCAGAAGGCCTTGTCTACCGATACTTTGCCAATCACACCGATGAATTCATAATCGATAATCCGCTGGCCTGGTGCCGTGAGCACCACAAACGCATTGCCCGCGTCATGGTCGGTGTGGACTTTGGCGGGACGAACTCGCACACAGCATTTAAGGCCGTCGGCATCACGTACGACTGGACGGTTCTGGTGCTGGATGAGGAGCATATCGACAGCCGGGAGCTGGACCCAGACAGACTAAACCGGCGCTTTGCGGAATTTATCCTGCGGGTACAGACTATATACGGTAGGAGCCAGACGCGGGCGGACAATGAGGAATCCGTACTTATCCGCGGGTTACAGTCCGCTGTTAGAAAAGAAAACCTGCAAACAACGGTTCTGAACGCCAAGAAAATGGCGATAAACGACCGTATCAAGCTAACCATCCTGCTCATGGCGCAAAAGCGACTGTTTATCGCGCGGCGCTGCGAACACATGATAGACGCATTCCAGACTGCCGTATATGATAGCAACAGCTTCGAGGACGTGCGGCTGGACGATGGGACAAGTGATATTGATAGCCTGGATGCGTTCGAGTACGCCATAGAGCCGTGGTATCAACATTTGATCAAGGGGGCGGAACATGAACATACGGGGTTATGAGGTGGAGCCGCCTACAATGGAAGAAGCACTTTGCGCCGTTGCAGACCTTGTATTGCAGTTTGGATACACAACGAAATTCAGAAATTGTGATGCAGTATGCGACGCGGGACTTTCAACGTTGGAGAACGCTTTTTGGGTGCTTGAGCGGGCTGGCTGCAAAATAAATAGCAACGGCACAATACAAACAAGAAATCTGCTCAAATTCATGGAAAAGCATGAAACCTGAGCGTTGTGGATTTGGAGGCGATAGCCATTAAGACATACCAAGACCTTTTGGAGTGCGGCGATGACGAAGCCCGCCGGGTCGCCTTCATCAAATCGGCTATCGCCGACCACAAGAACAGCGACCTGTACAAGACTGCTGTTGACGCCAAACTTTACTACGACGGTGAAAATCCCACCATAAACCGCTATGAAAAGATCCTGTACGATATGCAGGGGCGGGCGCAACGGGATATGTACAGTGCCAACCATAAGATCGCAAGTCGGTTTTTTGGCTTTGTGGTGGATCAGGCCAACAGCTATCTGCTGGGAAATGGCGTGACGCTGCAAAAGCCCACGAAGAAGAAACTGGGGCGCAGTTTTGACCAGCAGGTGAGCCGTGCGGCAGAATATGCCATGATCGGCGGCGTGTCTTTTGGATTCTGGAACCTTGACCATGTGGACGTGTTCCGGATAACCGAATTTGTCCCGCTGTACGATCAGGACAACGGCGTTCTTATGGCTGGCATAAGATTTTGGCAAGTGGCAACGGACAAGCCCCTGCGATGCACCTTGTATGAGATTGACGGCTTCACAGAATACGCTCAGTCCGAGCAAAAGGACATGGAAGTGCTGCGGGAGAAGCGGCAATACATCATACACACAACAGAGGCAGAACTAGACAACACCAAAATATACGAGGGAGAGAATTATCCAACCCTCCCGATTGTCCCGTTGAAAAACAACGGTGGCTGCAAGTCCGAGCTTTGCGGACGGCGCAACACCATCGACGCGCTGGACTTGGCCTGTTCCAACATGGTCAACAACGTGGATGAGGGGAATTTGATCTATTGGGTGCTGTCCAATTATGGCGGGATGAGCGAAACGGACGATGCGGAGTTTATCCAGCGGATAAAAACGCTCCACGTCGCCCACACAGAAAACGACGAAACGAGCGTAGAGCCCCACTCCATCGAAGCACCCTATGAGGGCACGCAGACCGCCATTGACATGCTGGAGAAAAAGCTGTACCAGGATTTCCAGGCATTTGATGCGTCCGCCGTCCAGGCGGGCAACCAGACGGCCACCGCCATCAAGGCCAGTTATGTGCCGCTGGACTTGAAAATGGACAAGTTCGAGCGGCAGGTGACGGAGTTCATCAACGGTATTTTGGCCCTGGCTGGGATCGACGATGAACCGACCTACACGCGAAACCAAATCATCAACAAGCAAGAGGAAATCCAGTCCGTTTTGATGGTTGCGCCCTATGTGACGCGCGAATACATAACCAGAAAATTGCTTACCATCGTTGGCGACGCCGACCAAGTGGACGAGATATTAAAGCAGCTGGCGGCGGAAGATTTGGACAGGCTGGGCGGTGATATCGGAATACCGACATCGGACGGCGAGGAAAGCGCAGAGGACGCAGAAACCGCCGTTGACGTTGCGGAAGAAACAGTCGGGAAAACCTTAAACGGCTCTCAAACCTCCAGTTTGATTACCGTGATCCGCCAGCTCGGGGCCGGGACTATCACGGAAGGGCAGGCTGTTAATATCATCGTGACCGCTCTTGGTGTGACCAGGGAAGAGGCGTTGAAGATTATCCGAGGTGAAGAGTAATGACAGATTTCGATGGAGCTACCGCTAAAGAGCTCTTAGACTATTTTTGCGAAAACAAAGGAAGGTCATTTGCTGAAATGGCGGGAGATTCTTTACGAAAGATTTTTGAGAAATTATATGGGGAACAAGACGTTGATGAACCAAATAAATGAGAAACCATGATTACGCCCACCGCCGCACTGACAAGAAGCTTTCCGCCCTCGAAAAGCGGATCTCCGCCGAATACAAAAAGGCCGCTGAAGAGCTCCAGGATAAAATCGACGCCTATTTTGAGCGTTTTAAGGAGCGGGACGCGGCCCAAAAAGAGTTGATTGGCACCATCGTCAACGGAAGGGAGTATACAGCGCAGGACTATAAACAGTGGCGGCTGGCCCAAATAGGTCGGGGGAAGCGGTTTGAAGCCTTGCGGGACCGAGTGGCGGAGCGCATGACTAAGGCGAATGAGGTCGCGGCGGCGTACATAAACGACAAATCCCCTGGCATCTACAGCCTAAACCGAAATTACGCTGCCTACACCATCGAGCAACAAGTAGGCGCAGACGTTGGTTTTGACCTGTGGGATGAGCAGACCGTAAAGCGTCTGATCGTGGAGCAACCAGACCTCATGCCATATTATCCTCCCAAGCGGGCCGTGAAGCGCGGCATTGACCTCGCCTGGGGCAAGCGTCAGATTACCGCACAAGTCACCAGCGGGATCCTCCAGGGCGAGAGCATCAAGCGTTTGGCCGACCGGCTCCAGAACAATATCCCTAACATGAACCGGGACAGCGCCATTAGAGCCGCAAGGACCGCCGTTACCGGGGCTCAGAACGCCGGACGGCTTGACAGCTACCTACGAGCGGAAGAAATGGGTATCCGTCTGAAAAAGCGCTGGCTGGCAACACTGGACAGCCGTACACGACATTATCACGCTGACGCTGACGGACAAACAGCGGAAGAGGATAAACCATTTATCGTCGGCGGAGAGGAACTGATGTTCCCTGGTGACCCGAACGGAAGCGGATGGAATGTGTATAACTGCCGCTGCACGATGGTTGCGGAAGTAGAAGGCGTGGACATGAGCGACGCTCTACGGCGGGACCGAGATGGGCTTATAGAGAACATGACATTTCACGAGTGGGAGGGATGGAAATGTGGTCATTGAGATCACCGACAACAGCGGCCTCGCCAAAGAGGAGATGCTTGCCGCCTGTCTGCGGGCGCTGGAGAAGTGCGGGCTGACGGGGGAAGGGTTTGCAAAATTTCTTTGCGCCGTTGATACCGGAGAGCTGAGAAACAGCATAACGCATATTGTTGTAATCGATGAAATGACGGTCTACATCGGTACTAATAACGACCACGGAATATATGTTGAACTTGGCACCGGCAAATACTACCCCGGCGGGCGGCAGACACCCTGGGTCTACCAGGACGCGAAAGGCAACTGGCACCTGACCCACGGCCAGCGGGCGCAACCCTATTTGAAGCCAGCCGTGGCAGACCACGCGCAGACCTACAGAACCATCATCGAGGGTGAACTGCATGGCTAAATGTTCATTTTGCGAAGAGATAAAGTTTTACCTGGCCCTCGACAAGTGGCAAGCAGATGTCGACCTTTATCACGCCTATACAGCCGCGCTCGTGCAAACTACAATTTATAAAGGCGAAAACAGAGGGCGAACCGTTTGTTACAAAAAGAACGGTGTAGGTTTTCCAATGAAATTTTGCCCGGAGTGCGGGAAAAAGTTGGATGGTGAATTGCATGGATGAAAAGGCCATCAAGACCATTGAGGAACTGCAAATAGACCAAGATGCATTACAGCGGTTGATTGATTATATCAATGAAGGAATCGCGATTTTAGTTGAGCAAGTCAAAGAGGTAGCAAATTTCATATCCGGGATACTCCCTGATTTGATTGAGATTTGTCAAAATGAAATTGACAAACGAGACACGGAACGCAGAAAACGTAAGATTGCAAAACAGATTAAGCCGAGGCCGCTTTTTCTCGACAAAAGGAGCAAGATACACCGATGCAGGAACGCTTGTTGACACAAATGGACATCAAAACCGCCGAATCTGTTCTTGCTAAGGGTGACCGCGTAGAGCTGATACCCGTCAAGGACGGCGTGAAGGTAGTAAGGGTTAGGCGGGAGGAAGTGAAGAAATGAATTTTGTTGTTGGAATAATTTTCTCTTTTTTATACCTTCTTATACTGTTTTTTGCATATTTCTTTCTGTTGTTAATTAACGAACTGCTGGTAATGGGTTTCGACGTTAACCCGCTGGAATGGTTAAAGCGGGAGATTTTTGAACCTGTTGGCCGTGGCTTGCTGGAATTGATTCAAAAACTAAATACCGTTTGGCTCTGATAAGCGTTTCAGCGTAACGACCGAGCGTGGTCATTCATTCCAGAAATGGAGTGAGTGTCCACGCTTTTTTGTTTGGTAAAACCCGCGAAGGACAGCGGATTTTATATAACTATCATGGCCGAAGGACAGGCCCCAAAGGAAAGGAAGATAGTGTCATGGCACTTACCCGAAAATTTCTCAAGGCGTTGGGCATCGAGGATGAGAAGATCGACCAGATCATCGAGGAACACACCGCCGTGGCGGACCGGATGAACGGGGAAATCGAGAAGTACAAGGCCGACGCTGCGAAGCTGCCCGCCATCCAAAAGGAGATGGAGGCCGCAAGGGCAGACCTGGAGGCCGCGAAGAAGGACGGCTGGAAGGACAAGCATGACGCCCTCAAGAAGGAATTTGAGGACTACAAGGCAGGTGTGACCGCCAAAGAGACCAAAGCGGCCAAGGAATCCGCCGCCCGCGCCTACTACCAGAGCAAGGGCATCACCGGCAAGGCGCTGGAGATCGCCATGCGCGGCAGCGGGGCAGAGGTGGAGGCGCTGGAGCTGGGCGAGGACGGAAAGATCAAAGACACCAAAGCCCTGGACGGCCTGGTATCCGGTGACTTTGCCGGTCTGGTGAGCACCACCACAACGAAGGGCGCGGACACGCCCAACCCGCCCGCCAACACCGGCGGCGGCAGATCCAAAGAGGACATCATGAAGATCAAGGACGCCGGAGAGCGGCAGAAAGCGATGATCGAAAATCACGAGCTCTTTGGATTCTAACCGAAAGGAGCAAAAAACATGCCCGCAAAAGAAAACCTGACGACCCAGGTGCAGTTTACCGTAGCGGCCCGCGAGGTCGATTTCGTGACCCGATTCAGCCAAAACTGGGACGCGCTGCGCGACATCATGGGGATCATGCGGCCCATCCGCAAGGCCCCCGGCACAAAGCTGGTATCCTACAAGGCCAGCGTGGACGGAGAGCTGAACGGCGGCACCAGCGTGGGCGAGGGCGAGGAGATCCCCTTCACCAAACTGAAGGTGGAGCCGGTTGCCTACGCCGACATCGAGATCGCCAAGCACGCCCGGAGCGTGTCCATTGAGGCCGTGACCAAATACGGCGCGGAAATCGCGGTGCAGCGCACTGATGAGGCGTTCCTGAACGCCATCCAGAGCAAGATCCTGGGCGACTTCTACGCCTTCCTGATGACCGGGACGCTGACCAGCACCGAGGCCACATGGCAGCGAGGCCTTGCGATGGCAAAGGGCGCTGTGCTGGACAAGTTTGCCAGCATGGACCGGGATGTTACCGAGGTCGTTGGCTTTGCCAACATCATGGACGCCTACGACTACCTGGGCGACAAGGACATCACCGTACAGACCGCGTTCGGCCTGAATTACATCAAGGACTTCCTGGGCTACCGCGTGGTGTTCCTTCTGCCCGAGAAGTACATCCCCCGCGGCAAGGTCATCGCCCTGCCCGTGGAGAACATCGACCTGTACTACATCGACCCGTCCGACAGCGACTACGCCCGGCTGGGTCTGACCTTCCGCGTGGCGGGCGAGACCAACCTAATCGGCGTCCACGTGGAGGGCGACTACAGCCGCGTGACCGGCGATATGTTTGCCATCTACGGCATGAAGCTGTGGGCTGAGTATCTGGACGGCATCGCGGTAGTGACTGTGAGCGGCGCGTCCGGCGCGTCCGTGCAGGCTGCGTCCACTAAGAGCGTAAGCAAGTAAGAGGAGGGCAGCGTGATGTTGGAGCAAGTCCTGGGACATATCCACAATTGGTTCCAGGTGGGCATCTATCCCGGCGAGTACACCATCCAGGACGGAGGCATCACGCTGCCCTTCCTCCAGGACGGCCAGTATTTCCGCATTGTCGGCAGCGTGTTCAATGACGGGTTGCACCGATACGGTCCCGACATGGAGCTACTGCAAGATGAAACCTTTGATGGGTCCGTTTGGGCGCTGGCCGTGCCGCGGGCGGTGGTCGACCTGGCCGGTGAGATTTCCGCATGGCAGGAGAAGTACAAGGACACCGTGGAAAGCCCCTACACCAGCGAGAGTTTTGGCGGCTACGCCTACACGAAGGCCGGTGGCGCGGGTGACAGCACCGGTTCCGGCGGCTGGCAAGCGGCGTTCCGCTCCCGGCTGAACCAATGGCGAAAGGTGAGGGACATATGAGCCTTTTGGATTCCTTCTACAAGAAATATACCATCATGAACGAAACCACTGTGGATGACCCGGAGGGCGGTTGGGTGTCCGGATGGTCCCCCGGCGCAACCGTGGAAATGGCGCTGGATGACCCAACGCAGACCCAGCGCATGATTGCCGAGGCGAATAAGCTTTCCGTCATCCACGGGGCACTTTTCCCCATTGGCACGCCGGTTCGGCTCAATACATACCTGCGCCAGGTGGACGATGAGAATGTGGTCTATCTGGTGCAAACAAGGCCCATAGAGGCACCAGGGCCGTCTGGCATCAAGGTGCTGAAAGCTGAGGTTATCGAAACGAGGTTGCCACAATAGGAGGAAGTATGCCACTTATAGACAGCTTTACAGAAGATTTTAAAGCAAACGGCACATGGTTTGCCGCTCCTGTGCTAAAAGTCGATGATTCTACTGTGAAAATTGCCCTCAAAGACGAAAAAACGCTTTCTATTGGGCAGACCGTAGAGCGAAAAATAGATGGGACATTATATTTTGTGGTTTCGGGGCCCAGAGAAACGCCACGAGGATATTTTGAGTATGAGATGTCCTGCAACAAGCAAATGGTTTCGGTACTTGGCTCCGTTTACGCTATTACTCGAAGCCACAGCCCCGGCGACAATCGTCTGGATGACAAAGACGGCTTTTGCGATGAAACCACACATGAAATTGTCGTTGAATCTTACGAGGGCGAAGATGGAAAACCTGATTCAAAGGCGCAATTGGACGTTCAGCGGAAGAAAATCCTGCGACATGAAATCGTCCACGCCTTTGCCTTTGAGAGCGGCCTTGCTGAAAACAGTCCTTGGGCGCAGAACGAGGAAATGGTGGACTGGATCGCCATTCAGGGCCCGAAAATCTACAAGGTGTGGCAGGAGGCGGGTGCGCTGTGACCAAAGAAGCGGCCCTCAAGCAGTTTTTCTCCAGCTTTGGCATCACGGCATATCCGTCCACCGCCGTACCAAAGGATGTGGTTTTCCCCTACCTGACCTATGAAGTTATCACGTCTGCCTGGGGTGCGGAACCCGTTGGTCTGACCGTCAACCTGTGGTATTTCACCACCCAGGAGAGTTTGCCAAACGCAAAGGCGCGGGAACTGTCAGAGGAGATTGGACAGGGCGGCGCGGTCATCCCCTGCGACGGCGGCTACATCTGGCTCAAGCGCGGCTCTCCCTGGTGCCAAAACCTGACCGACGAAACAGACCCAAACATCAAGCGGCGGTACATCAACGTGACCGCTGAATATCTCACGGAAAACTGAAAGGAAGTGCAACATGGGAAAATTTACGGCAATCCCCCAGGATACGTTCCAGGGGATGCAGTTGGATGCGGGCGTCCTGCTGACGAAGTTTGACCCAGAAACCGGGGATTTCGATAAGACGAAAGACATCATCTGCGCCACCACCGGCGGCATCAACGTCGTATGTCAGGCCGAATACAGCGACCTGGGCGAGGACGTGGACAACTGTCCCAACAACATGATGGAGCTGAAACACCTGGACGGCTGGACGTGCACGATGGGCTTTACATCTCTGGGAACATCCCCGGCATCTATCGCCCTGTCTTTGGGCGCGGCGGATGTGGACGAAACCACTGGGAAAGTCACGCCCAGGCGGGATTTGAAGCTCGCCGACTTCAAGAGCGTGTGGTGGGTGGGCGACCGCGCCGATGGGGGCATGGTGGCGGTCCATCTGTTCAACGCCCTGTCCACCGGTGGCTTCTCCCTCCAGACCACGAAGGGCGGCAAAGGTCAGAACACCATGGAGATCACCGGCCACGTTTCCATCGACGCCCAGGACGTGGTGCCGATGGAGTTCTACAGCAAAGGACCTGAGAGCAGCGGGGGTGTGGCGGAATGAGGCTTTCGAATTTCAAGGACGAAAAGGCGATTGAAGTTGTCGCAGCTTTGATGGAACCTATCGGCAACATTGCGTCTAACCCCGAAAACAAAAAGGTTCAGGAGGAAGGAAATACGATGGCTCATGTCGCCGGGGCGTTCCTGCGGAATAACCCCAAAGACGTGAAAACAATCCTTGCCATCCTGGATGATAAAGACCCGACTGATTACCATTGCACCGCCGCAAGTGTGCTCGCCGATGCGCTCGATCTGTTCAGCGACCCTGATTTTATGGCGCTTTTCGGCTTGCAGAGGCAGACCTCGGCCTCCTCTGGCTCTGCATTGGAGAATACAGAGGCCCACGGCGAGTAAGCCCGTTTCTTCGTTACTGTGCGGCACGGCTTGAGCGGGAGCACAAAGCGGATACATATCGGGCCTACTTGGCTGAAGCTGTGCGCTTGGCGGGCAAAAATGCAGCGGTTCCGGCGGGCGCATTTACTGACGGGAAGTCCGGGGAGTACCTGGAAACAAAGTGGACAGACCTTGCGCCCGGTAGGCAGATGCCGGAGGAAACGCGCACAGCGGATGAAATCATAAACGACATTGCAAGAAAGGCCTTGGCGTAAGCGTTCGCCGAGAAGGACCGAGTGGGGTCATTTCCAAAAGGGGGTGGCCCAGCTTGGATTTGTTTGATTTATTCGCAAAAATCAGTCTGGACACCAGCGAATTTGACAGTGGGCTGGATAGCGCCTCCAAAAGGTTCCAAGACGCTGGGAAAACGCTGTCTTCCGCTGGCAGCACGCTGACAAAGGCCGTTACTTTGCCGGTTGTCGGGCTTGGCGCTGCCGTCATCAAGACTGGTGCGGACTACGAGGCCGGAATGAGCAAGGTGCAGGCCATTTCTGGTGCAACGGGAACCGAAATGGACGCCCTTGGCGAAAAGGCAATGGAGATGGCGGCTAAGACCAAATTCTCCACGTCCGACACCGCCGAGGCATACCAATACATGGCGATGGCTGGTTGGGATGCAAGCCAGATGGTGGACGGCCTTTCCGGCATCATGAACCTTGCGGCCGCATCTGGGGAAAACCTTGGCACCACCTCCGACATCGTAACGGACGCTCTGACTGCTTTCGGGCTGACCGCCGCTGATTCCGGGCGATTTGCGGATGTGTTGGCCGCGGCATCCAACAGCGCAAACACCAACGTGTCCATGCTGGGCGAATCCTTCAAGTACGTTGCCCCTGTGGCTGGCGCGATGAACTATTCCATAGAAGACGTGTCCGTTGCCCTGGGCCTGATGGCGAACAGCGGCATCAAGGCATCTCAGGCGGGCACATCCCTGCGCACGGCGATCACAAACATGGCTTCCCCGACCAGCAACATGGCGGCGGTTATGAAGGAGTACGGGATTTCCCTGACCAATGCGGACGGCAGCATGATGTCCCTGCAAGAAGTCATGACCCAGCTCCGAGAAAAGATGGGCGGGCTTGACGAAGCAACACAGGCGTCTGCGGCCTCCATGCTGTTCGGCAAAGAGGCCATGTCTGGTATGCTGGCTATCATCAACGCGGCCCCGGAGGACTATAACAAGCTGACAGAGGCGATAAATAATTCTGCCGGGACAACGGAGAAAATGGCCGCTGTGATGAACGACAACGCGGCGGGTGCGTTCGAACGTTTGAAATCTGCCGTGGATGTCCTGTTCACAAAGTTGAGCGAATCTTTGCTCCCAATATTTACAAAAATAGTCGAGAAAATCACTGACGTTGTGAATTGGTTCGCTCAGCTGGATGAAGGGACGCAAAATCTTATCCTGACTATTGCGGGAGTTGCCGCCGCTGTCGGCCCCGTGCTTGTGGTAGTCGGCAACCTGATTTCTGCAATCAGCAAGATTGGGAGCGGCATCAGCAGCTTGATCGGTTTTATCGGGAAAGCTGGCAGCGCATTTAGCGGTCTGGTTAAACTGGTCGGCAGCGGCATCAGCACAGTTATGGGCATCGGCAGCAAGCTCATGGGCGGTATCAAGGCCCTGTTCGCTTTGGTAGCGGCTCACCCAGTTGTGGCTATTGTCACAGGTATTATTGCCGTAATAACGCTCCTGTGGACCCACTGTGAGGAATTCCGGGACGCGGTAAAGGCCATCATGGAGGCTGTTGGGGGCTTCTTCTCCGCCGCCTTTCAGGCAGCACAAGCTGCCTGGAACGTAGCTGGCGCATTTTTCGGCGGCATAGCGAACGCGATTAAAGGCGCCTTCGATGGCATCGGCGAGTTCCTTAGCGGCCTGTTTACCAGTTCCTGGAAATTAATACAAGCTGCCTGGAGCGTAGCGGTCGAGTTCTTTTCTGCTATCGGCGCGGGAATTCAGGCCGCATTTTCGGCTGTCACGAGCTTCCTGGGCGAGGCGTTTTCGGCCGCCTGGAAGGTGGTCTCCGCCGCATGGAGTGGAGCCGTTCGCTTCTTTAGCGACATCTGGACCGGTATCAAAGACGCCGCCGGCGTGGCCGCCGACTTTGTCGGCGGGGCGCTTTCAAAGGCCTGGACCGCCATTACGTCTGCTTGGGTGGGTGCAACCGAATTTTTTGTCAAAATTTGGGAGGGCATTAAAAGCGTGTTCTCAAATGCGCGGGACGCGTTTACCGAGATCGGCGGTAACATCGTCAACGGGATCAAAGATGGGATCCTTGGCCTGTGGGATAGTTTTACCGGCTGGGTCGGCGAAAAATTCAACGGCCTGGTGTCCTGGGTGAAGGATCTGCTCGGCATCCACTCCCCGTCCACCGTGTTCGCCGGTATCGGCTCGAACATGGCCCTGGGTCTGGCCGAGGGCTGGGACGATGAATACAGCGGCATCAAGCGCCAGATCGAGAACGGGTTGAACTTCAAGACCGCCTCTGTTGGCCTGACTGCGACCGTGGGGGGCTACGGCACCGCCAAAAACGCACAGAATGGCCCGCAGACGGGCTTTGGCGGTGCGGGCAATACTTATGTCACCATCAACTCCCCTGTCGCTGTAGACGCTGTACAGGCCGCTAGAGAGTGGAAGAAGACCACTCAGCGGATGGCAATGGGCTACGTGTAAGGAGGCTCTATGATAGACGAGATCGCCATCACGTCCCTGGCCGGGCGGGGGTCCCTGTTCCTCAAGTCAAAGGAGTATTTCGGCTACTGGCTTGGCCCCGTGGACTGGGGCCAGGTCCAGGGCCAGCACCAGACCTACAGCTACTACAACCAGGTAGGGGAGAGCATCGTTTCCACCACCGTAGGCACCCGCCCGCTGTCCATCACGGGCTGGGTGGTGGACGGGGAAGGGCATATCCAAGACCGCTGCGACCGGCTGAATGCTTTCATTTCCCCGGTAGAGGACTATCTGCTGGAATACAAGGACAAGAAGATCCAGTTCCGGCCCGATATCTCTGTCGCCTACAGCCGGGAGTACATCAAAAACAATGAGAAGGTGCGGCACTTCCTCATTCAAGCGACATGCCCTTACCCGCTGTTCACCGACAAAGAGGACACTGAGGTACCCTTTGACCAAACGGGCAAAATGTTTCATTTCCCCACCGACTGGGGGGAGAGCACCCCGCTTGTGTTTGCCGTCATTGGCAAGGCATACAGCATCACAGTGAATAACCGGGGCGGGTTTTCTACGGGGATCATCGTCCGCATCCGTTTTTCCGGCGAAGTCCAAGACCCGAAGATCTGGAACATGACCACGGGAAAGTTCATCGGCGTGAGCCGCACGTTTGCCCGTGGCGAACAGTTGGAACTTTCTACAGTCCCCGGCAGTAAGCACATGACGCTGTGGACGGAGAGTGGGGAGAAGCTAGACCTTATCAAAAACCGGAACTATCAGACATCCTGGATCCAGCTTCAGCCGGGTGCGAACACCATTGCCGTTGACTGTGCTGACCTGGACCAGCGGGCCAGCATGGACGTGACGCTGTATTACACACCGCTCTATCTGGAGGTAGAATGATGGACCTGAAAATGGAGGTCTACAGCCCCGCTTTGGAGCTTCTGGGTATTCTGGAGGTACAGCGGTCCGTGATCTGGGAGAAAAAGGCGTTTTCGTCCGGCTCGTTTTCTGTGGAATCCATCATCACGGATGGATCTTTGGCCCTCCTTCAGCCTGAGAACATCATCTGGATCGAGGGCGATACGGCGGGCATTATCGAGTACGTCCAACGGCAAGCGGGGAAGGACGGTCCCTACATCACAGTAAAAGGTCAAACGCTCACAGGCATCCTGGGCCGTCGCGTTTTGTGGAAGCTCTATGACCTCAAAGGCACCACCCCGGAAATCATGCACAAGTTGGTGGATGACTGTTGCATCAACCCCACGCGGGGAGATGTGGAGGCGCGGAAAATACCGGGGCTTGTCATGCTCGACCCGCCATCCGGCGGCGACGCCATCCGCGTTCAAAAGACCGGCGGCACCCTCCTGGAAGCGTTAGAGCAGTTGGGTGAAACCTATGGCGTGGCGTTCGGTGTCCGCTTCAATCCCGCTGTGCCTCAGATGGAGTTCTGGACGCGCTGGGGGCAGGATCGGAGCATCCACCAGACTGTAAATGCCCCCGTGCTGTACTCCACGGAACTGGACGATGTGCTGTCCTCCGAATACTCCTATAACAGCCAGGACTACCGCAACGTGGCGCTGGTGGCCGGGGAGGGCGAGGGCAACTCCCGTGTGTATGTGACCGTGGAGAACGAGATACAGGATAACACAGATACACCCGTAACGCCGCCTACGCCTCCAACGCCCACAAAATATACCATCACCCTGTCTGTAGATCCCGCTGGAGGCGGCGTGGCATCCGGCGGCAAGACTGTTGCCAGCGGCGTGAGCATCACTGTCACAGCAGCCCCTGCTGATGGCTACGCCTTTGCGGGGTGGCAGGAAAATGGTGCTATAGTCAGTACTGACATGGAGTACACTTTTACAGTGACAGCAGACCGCAATTTGACGGCGGTATTTGCCGCCATCATCCCGACTTACACCGTCACCGTGTCCATCGACCCGTCCGGGAGCGGCACAGTCACCGGGGCTGGCACCTATCGGGAGGGCGAACAGGTCACGGTCAGTGCCGTAGCGGCGGACGGGTACATGTTCTCCCAATGGATGGTGAACGGGGCAGAGGTCGGAACGGGCGAAAGCTACACCTTCACAGTGATCGGGGACGTGGAGGTAACAGCCGTGTTTACGGATTTCTCTAAGTTGCCCGCAGGATATACGGAAGTTGAATATCTCGATATTTCCAATGTTTATGTCGGTTTTGATACTGGCGTAAAGGCGAAAATGGATACCACGGGACTTGTGATGGATTTTAGGGCGATCACCTATTCTTCCGCTTCCGGTAACGAATGGATATTTTCGGAAAGCGGATCTACTAAGCCGAGATTTAGACTTTATCGTTCGTCCACGACAAAAGTTACAGGATGGATTGGCAACGACAGTACATCGTCTACTGTAGAAGTAACCATGACAAGCAACAGACGTTTGATTTCTTATCGTGACCATATCCTGAAGATTGGGAGTACGCAAATTGGGAAGGCTGTCTCCGCAACAACGACTACCGCAGAAAATGTATATTTATTTGGGTGTAAAAGTACCTATAAGAGCATAAAAGGCAAACTGTACTCTGCGCAAATGTACGAATCAAGCGATTTGATTCGGGATTGGGTGCCCTGTACTGATCCGTCTGGAGAAGCTGGGCTGTTCGATTTGGTAGAAAAGAAGTTCTATAAAAACGCATGGAGCGGCACTGTCGCTCCCGGCCCCGCAGTCTGACAACAAAAAGCCGCCCCGCGAGGGGCGGGGAAATACGAAAGGAGAAAATCATGAACGAAATCAATCATTCCAGGAGCAAAGAACTCTTGGAGAAGGTATACGACCATCTGGACAGCATCGACGTAAGCAAGCTGTCCATGAACGAGTTAAAGGACTTCCTGGAGGTAGTCCAAAAAGGCCAGTTTCTGGAATCTTTTGGACAAATGCCCTCCTACGGCTTTGGAGGGTTTCCGGCATTTAACTCCCCGAAACCCGCCGGCACCGGAAACGACACAGCCGAAACGAAATAACTGGGATATAAGTCTGTGGTTGTTTCTGATACTTTTGGCTATTTTTGGTGGATACCGCAAAAAGCCAAACCCAGACCTGACGGCGGCAAAAACAATGATGGACCAAGCCGAAAATAAGCTATCCGCATGGCAGACAATGCGCCCTGAACAAAAGGAAGTGACACCTCATGCCCACCCCGTCCGGCCTCTCCCGCCGGGAGATCTACATAGACGCCCGCGACCTGCAATCGGACAGCGACCCGGACAAGCCCCTAACCGCTGAGGAATACGCCGCCGTTCTGGCCGCACGAGGCAAGGAAAAGCTGGCGGGAAACCAGTTGGTACGCTCTTTTTCCGCTGAGGTGCGGACGTATGACCCCACCTACCCCTACGGAGAGGACTTCTTTCTGGGCGACACCATCACAGTTACGGACGAACGTCTGGGTATCACTGTAGACACCGTGGTATACGGCGTGGAGCGGTCTGTGAGCGCGGCGGGGGAGAGCCTGACCCTCACTCTGGGCTACGGCCAGCCCACCATCTATGATGTTCTCAAGCGAAAGGCAGGAAAATGACATGGCGGTTTACGACGGATTCTTTGACGCGGTGCAGAATGAGGATACCGGGGAGTACGACCGGGCCTATGGCTCGGGAGATTTTACCCAGTATTTCTCCCAGGTCATCGGCAGCGGCGTTTGCGTCCACAGCGACCCGGACAGCTTCAAGGTGCGCCTGGAGGACGGCAAGGCGGTGGTAAGCCCTGGCTACCTGTTTATCCAAGGGTATTGGTGCAAAAATGACGCCGATTACCCCATCGACCTGCCAGGGACAAGCAATTATGCCATTGTGGCCCACCTAAACTTGGGCACGCGCATGATCGAGCTGGAGGCCCGCAGCGTGGCCCAGGCTTACCCGGATTCCCTGGTGCTTGCCATCGTGTCCCCTACATCCGCAGAGGACACCCGGCACAATACGGACATCTGCGGCGTGATCGACACCGCCGGGGAGCTGTCCGGCAAGGTGGAGTGGGCGGTCAACTACATCGACAACGAGATCGAGGGCAAGCTGGCGGCGGCGGAAGCGGATATCAACGCCCAGGCCGCAAAGCTGGACAGAAAAATAGCCGAGGCACAGGCCCAGGTAGACCGCATCTCCCCGCCGCCCATCGGCTCCATCAAGTTCAGCGCGTCTCAGGACGTAGGGCCGGAATGGCTGCGCTGTGACGGCTCCTTTGTCAACGAAGCGGACTACCCCGAGTTGGTGGCGGCGCTGGGGAAGCTGACCCCCAGCGGGGACAAGTTCCAACTGCTCTCTGATGGCGAGATCGGGCCGCAGATTACAAACGGCGTGGTCTACGGCGGGCGGCTGTGGGTGTACTCCTATTCTACAAAGAAGCTGTACGGCGTGGATGTAGAAGGGAGCGGTGCTATCAAAGAAATAACCGTCACAAGCGAGGACAGCTATTTCAAGGGCGTTCACCCACCTACTACGGCCCAACCAATTGCACTCTCTATCGTTGAATCTTCGGTGGATGGGAAAACGAGGCTTTTCCTAACCCAAATCCTTGTGGACAACGGGACATGGGATTCTTCATACCCGGGCAAAAACATATGGCAGGATTTTCTCTGGGCATTCGTCGGAGAGTTTGACCCAAACGGTGGCTCAATTGCAGTCTCCGCCCCGTTTGTAAACATTACTACTCCAACTGGCGCAAATTATCTGCATCGTTTTAATTGTAAGGTTTGTGTCCCTTATGTTGTGTCTCGAAATGTGGGCGGCGCGGAGCGCTTTTCTCTTGCAACATCCCTTTATGAAGGGGCAGAATATATTGTGGAATGGGGGGCAGGAGATGAAAATGCTGCAGGAAGCGGTCTAAATTATGCCAATAGGGGCAGCGGCACAACCGACCTTTATGCTCTTGGACAGCGAGTGGCATTTAGTTCAAAAAGCAAAAATGAATCGGTTTTTGTTGATGCAGTTAGATTGTCAACAACAAGTTATTCTTCCTATTCAACCGAAATTTGCTCTTTTCATCAGGGCATTTTCACGCGAGGCACATCAGTGCAACCTCCCACAAGCGGCGAGGTGCTTACCGTCCCAAATCCGCTGAATATCGTTGGGCAAAACAAAATGCTGTTTGAAGTGTCAAATTCTGCCGCTCTTGTGGTGTCCCTGCGAGATACGGACGTTCCTCAAAAGGTCAGCATCGGCGTTTCGCTTCCAAGCGCGGCCCGTATTTTTGTGGACGGCGGGGCTTACCTTTGGGGCAAAGACATCTTCATGGTTTTCGTGGGCACTGGCATCATCTTCTCACGGACGCTGGAGGATGGATCGTTCGGCTACCTGGACACGACCTCTGTGCTCGGAACCATTACCCAATTCGGCTACCTGGACTATTCGCAGGATGAAGGGACACTGTACCTGCTGGGCCAGGACACCGCCAACCATGTGAAGGTTGCAAAGATCGTTCTGAACACGCTGTACGACTACGCCAACGACGGCGCGTGGCTCCCGCTGATCGCCTCTGACGGTGTTCCCGCCTATATCAAGGCGATCGAGGGTGGAAATTCCGAGCCAATTACCGACCCCGTCGAACTTTCAATTACGGTCCTTACACCTGACGGGTACTTTGATAGCTACGCAAATGTGATTTTCAATAGGGAAGTCCTAATTGCAGGAAAGTATTCAAGAACAGTATCGAAAAGCGGGACGTTTTCCGTTGGTTTTCGGGTAAAACAAACGGGCGCCAATGGCACTGCTTCAGTAAAGCTGAACGGGGCAACTGCTGTAACAGAATATTTGTATGGCAAGCCCATTGGTTACGAGAACGCGGCATCGTTCAAGGTTTCGGATTACATTTCTGGCGGTATCACGCTGCAAGGCAACGCCTGATAGGGGGATGATCTTATGAGCCTGACTTACGGCTTTGCCCTGGGCGGTTTGACCACCTCCAAAGACTTTTCTGACGCGCTCCATTCCGTCACTGGGGATGGGATCACATTAGACGGCGGGCGGTTCGGCCTGACCGTCAACGGGTTTACCGCCACCCTTGCGTCCGGCTACGCCCTTGCGGCGGGCCGGTGGGTGCAGAATGATGAGCCGCTGGCTATGAGCATCCAGATATCCGGCAACACAGAGGACAGGACGGACGCCCTGGTGGCGCGGGTGGACCATGTGGCGCGAACAGCGGCGCTGGAAGTGCTGATAGACATTGACCCGGACGCCATCCAGGCAGACCCGGCGCTTCTGCGGAACGATGATACGTACAGCGTACTGCTGTACTTCATCCGGGTGCGCCGGGGCGTCACATCGCTGACGCCGGGCGATGTGACCGACCTGCGAGAGGACGGCGCTTTGTGTGGGCGGGTGGTGCCGCTGTCCGCTATCGCCGGGGATGTACTGCGGGTCTATAACTTCCTGCTGTCTGGTATCGACAGCGAGGTAGCCCGGCTCATCGGCATGAGCGAGCAGGTGGTGCAAAAAGCTGACACGGCGATCGCGGAATTGGATCAGGCCATCCAGCAGGCGGGCGGCACGGCTGGGATCGGGGAACTGCTGACGTCGAGGAAGCCGCCCGCGCCGGGGAATGAATGGCTACTTTGTAATGGCGGGGCTGTTCCGGCAGAATACCCAGCGCTCAGTACCATGCTGAACGGTACGCTGCCCGATATCCCCGGTGAAAGGTATCAGACATACATCTACGGCGGCGCGCCGGTATCGCAAAACCGATGACACAAAGCATGAAACTGGACCCCTGTTACAGGGAGATTTGAGGTGATCATATGTTCGTTCTGTACGCAAACAAGACCCAACTGACCGTCCGTCAACGGGAACCCACCACCAGCGGCTCTGTGAACGTCTACCAGGCCCGGTTCGAGTTCTCCCCGGACTGGGACGGCCTGACCCGGACAGCGGTATTCAAGGCGGGCGCTGTGTCCCGCAGCGTCCTGCTGGGCGAGAGCGGGGAGTGCATCGTTCCGTGGGAGGTTCTGGAGAAGCCCAATATCCAGCTTCGAGTTGGCGTCTGTGGCACCCGGAACGGGGAGGAAGTGCTCCCCACCATCTGGGCCGACCTGGGCACCATCCTGGAGGGCGCGGCAACCGGGGAGGACGCCCGACCGCCCACCCCTGACCTGTGGCAGCAGGAGCTGGCAGGGAAGGGCGACGCACTGGAGTACGACGGGCTGAACCTGTCGCTCATGTCTGGGGACAAGCCCCTTTCGACGGTGCAGATCGCGGGCGGGGGAGAGGGTGGGTACGTCCCCGTTCCCGGTCCGCAGGGCCCAGAGGGACCGGCCGGTCCGCAGGGTCCGAAAGGTGACAAAGGTGACAAGGGCGACCCCGGCGCAGACGGGAAAGACGGCGCTCCCGGCCCCGTTGGGCCAAAGGGTGAGCAGGGACCCACCGGTCCACAGGGAGTTCAAGGTATCCCCGGCGCGCCTGGACCCGCTGGCCCGCAGGGCGAGAAGGGAGAAAAGGGGGATTCCGGTCCAACCGGCAAGAACGCCACCATCAACGGCGAGAATGTCCTGACCATCCGGGCGGGGGAGAACATGGCCATCACCCAGGAGGGTGGTGTGATGACCATCGGCGCGTCAGGCGTTGCGACAATGGAAGAGGTCAATAAGGCCATTGAAACAGCAATCACCGGCGCGATAAAGAAGGTGTACTATGGCACTTGAGGCACTGTTTAACGATATCGCCGCTGCCATTCACGAAAAAGACGGCAAAGCAGACGGGATCGTAGCCGAGGATTTCCCCATCCGGATCCGGGCCATTCCGACCGGCATTGGCGGTGTATGGCTTGAATCGATCGAGATCACCGCGCCGCCGCTGAAAACATCTTACATTGTCGGAGACACGTTCGACCCCACGGGCATGGCGGTTTACGCCAAATACTCCAACGGTCAGTCCATGTACGTCGATCACAGCAACCTGACCTTTGACCCGTCTGGGCCGCTTGAGCTAGGCGTTGAATCAGTCACCGTCAATTTTCAATGGGGCTTAAAAGTTGTTTCCACGCCCCAGCCGATACATGTTTATAAAAAATTTGTTTGGTGGAGCCCAAAAATGATGTCAGATACCACGCCGATGCCATATGCTTGCAGCGCTTCTTCTACCTTATCTACAAAGTATTTTGTATATGGTGCGTTTGATGGCAATCCGGAAACACTGTGGCACTCTAATAACTCTCAGGCTCCGTGGATTCAATTTGATTTTGGAGTAAAAACGGGAGTTCTTGGATTGTCGTTTTTGCCAAGAATCAACTATAGTGATCAGATGTGGGCAACAGGGACAATTCAAGGTTCAGATGATGGAGAAGCTTGGACAGACATTTTGCGGGCGAGCGATTTGCCAACCCCGCAACAAGGTGTATATAGAGAGCATGTATTCGAAAATGTTGCCAACTATCGTTATTATCGTGTGGCTGGCATGAAATCGCGTTATTCAGCAGGAAACTTTTATGTTTGCATTGCCGATATAAAATTTTATTTAGTTGAGCCGTGAGGAGTATGTGGAACTGACGGGGAAACTCCACACCGAGATTTAAGCAAAGAAAGGTGATGACAAGTGCCGGAAAAATGCAACGAACCCTGCCCCGAGCTGGAGCGGCTGTCCTCCAGGCTGAACGAGCTCCAGGCGCAGAACAGCGATACGCACAAGGAGATCTTCACCCGGATGAACAAGCTGGAGCGGCAGGAGGCGGTACAGGAGGTTCAGTACAGCACGATCCTGGAGAAGCTGGACAGCCTGACCGGGAAGGTGGATGCGCTGGAGGCAAAACCGGGGAAGCGGTGGGAGGCCATCGTGGAAAAGGCCGTCTGGGCGGTCTGTGCGGCGGTGATCGCGTTCCTGCTGGCCAGGATCGGACTTTGAAAGGAGAAATGAACATGGGTACTTATGAGAAAAAGTGGTTCAAGGCGGCTGGCATCCGGGCCGTCAAGACGGTGGCGCAGACGGCTGTGGCCACCATCGGCACCGCCGCAGCGATGGGTGATGTGAACTGGCCGCTGGTGGCCTCCGCGTCGGTGCTGGCCGGGGTGCTGTCCCTGCTCACCAGCGTGGCCGGGCTGCCGGAGGTGGACGCATGACGCCCCAAGAGCGTGTCATCGCCACCGCCGAGGATCAGGTGGGGTACTTCGGCAAGAAGTCCAACGCCCGGCTGGACGACCCCAAGGCTGACCAGGGCGGGAAGTACAACAAGTTCGCCCGGGACCTGGACGCCATGGGGGGGTTCTACAACGGCAAAAAGAACGGCTACGATTGGTGCGACGTGTTCGTGGATTGGTGCTTCGTGACCACCTTCGGGCGGGAGCTGGCGCAGAAACTGCTGTGCCAGCCCGACCGCTCCTTGGGGGCCGGGACGGGGTATTCCCTGAAGTATTACAAGGCCAAGGGACGGCTGTTCACCACCCCCCAGCCGGGGGACCAGATCTTCTTTGGAGACGCCAAGAGCACCTGGCACACGGGACTGGTGGTGAAGGTGGCGGGCGGGTATGTACACACCATCGAGGGCAACGCCGGGAAGCCCAGCGCGGTCAGGGCACGTAAGTACGCCATCGGGAGCAAAAGCATCAAGGGGTATGGGAGGCCGGATTGGTCGCTCGTGCCCGCAGAAGAAATGGAGGACGATGATATGACCTATTACAAAACGCTGGCCGAGGTGCCGGAATGGTACAAGCCCGCGGTGCAGAAGGCCGTGGACAAAGGCGCGCTCAACGGCACCGGGAACGGGCTGAACGTGTCCGAAGACCTGTGCCGTACGCTGACCGTGCTGGACCGGCTGGGGAAGCTGGATTAAAAATGCTTGCATTATGCCCCAAATCTGATATCATGTAGGATGAAAGGGCGTGAAATCATGGATGACAAAAATACGACCCCGCTGGCGTCTGAGATGTATGCGGATTTGAAAGAGACAAATATGTTTCTGCGAAAGCTCCTGGTCGGGGCGATTGCCGTGATCGCCGTGCTGGTAGTTGGGCTGGTCGGCACGAACATCTACCACATTCACCAGTGGAGCCAGTTCGATACTTACTATGTGGACGGCGGTGACGGCGGCAACGCAAACTACGTTGGCGGGGACAATACTGGAGGCATTTACAATGGCGAAAGTAGTAGCCCGGCGCAGGAAAGCGGCCAGTAAGAAGAAGTCCAAGGGTGTCCGGGTCAAGAAGAAAAAATGAGCCTGAACATCAAGACGGAGTTCACGGGACCTGAGTGTGAGCGGTTCCGGGCAGAGTGCAACTTTACCGACGAGGAGCGGGCCGTTTTTGACCTGCGAGTGAAGGCCCACTCCATCGTCGAGATACAGCACGCGCTCAATATGTCTGAATCCACGGTGAATCGGCGGATCAGAAACATCAAAAGGAAAATATACAAAGTCATGTGACAGATTTTTGACAATAAACAGGGAGGATCTTGACAGGTTCTCCCTGCTTTTATGTGTAAAAATGTACCTATAGGAGGACGCGGAGATTTGGCGGCAAGGCTGCCATGCCAACAGGCATTTCCGCGCCCTCCTTCTTTTTGGAGGTATCCATATGTATGAGCTTGACCGCCTGATCGCCGCCGGGATGTCCGCCGACATAGCGTGGGAAACGGCGTATTGGTTCGCCCACTATGGTAACGACAGCGATTTCGAGCGATATATCCGGGAGTTCCAGAACGGCCAGCGGGAGAGGGTGAACGATGGCTGAATATGCCTACTTCAACCCGAATCCGTCCGGGCGGAGCGTGGGGGACTGTACCGTGCGGGCAATCGCAAAGGCCCTCGGCCAGACATGGGAGGAAATCTATGTTGGGCTGGCCCTGGAGGGTTTCACCCGGGGCGACCTTCCCAATGCCGATTCAGTCTGGGGGCCGTACCTCAAGGCACACGGGTTTTCCCGCTGTATGCTGCCGGATACCTGCCCTGACTGTTATACAGTTGCCGATTTCGCACAGGATAATCCGCGAGGCGTATACATACTCTCCATGCCCGGGCGGCACGTAGTGTGCGTCGAGGACGGAAAATGGTGGGATTCGTGGGACAGCGGTGGGGAGTGCCCTGTTTATTACTGGACAAAGGAGTGTTGATGATGGCATATCCGTATTCACCATACCAAAACCCGTATTATCAGCCCTATCAGCCGCCCATGCCTGACCAACTGGCCCAGCTGCGGCAGAACCAGATGCAACAGCCGATGATGCAGCCTATGCAGACACCGGCGCAACCCGCACAGCCCCAGCCGCAGCAGGCGGAAACCGGCGGCATCATCTGGGTGCAGGGGGAAGCCGGGGCCAAAGCCTACCTGGTGGCCCCGGGGAACACGGTACAGCTGTGGGACAGCGAAAACCAGGTGATCTATCTCAAGTCCGCTGATATGTCCGGTATGCCGTCCATGCGGGTACTTGACTACACAGAGCGCACAGCGGACCCTAAAACGACCCCTGCTGGGCCACAAGCGCCCCAGGTACAGTATGTCACCCTGGAGGAATTCAACGCCCTGGCGGACCGCCTGACGGCTCTGGAGAACAAGCCCTGCGAGTGCGCCGACAGGAGAAGGACCAAAAAGGAAAAGGAGGAAACGGAGAATGACTAATCCCATTTTTAACGCGCTGGGCGGGGGAGCGCCGCAAAACCCCATGATGCAGCAGTTTCCCAAATTCATGCAGATGATGCGGGGCCGTGACCCGCAGAAGATGCTGAATGAGCTGGTCGCCTCGGGGAAAGTCGATCAGGCCCAACTGGACGCGGCGCAGAAACAGGCCCAGCAGCTGGGCGGCATGTTCGAGCAGTTCAAAGGTATGTTTGGCCGATAACTAGGTGCATTCACCCCGGCCGGGGAATGTAAATAAATCAAAAAAGGAGAATCATTATGTCTCTTGGTAGCGAGGGCGTTCCCTTCACCATGCCCGTGCAGCCCGCAAATTCCTGTGACAACGGGAACTGCGGCGGTTGGGGCGGCGATTGGGGCGCTTGGATCATCCTGTTCCTGATTTTCGGTATGTTCGGTTGGGGCGGCTTCGGCGGCTGGGGCGGCGGCTTCGGCGGCGGGATGAACGGCGGCGTTGGCTCCGAGGTGCAGCGTGGCTTTGACCACTCCTCTGTGGTCGCC